ATATTCAATACTAAAGAACTGTACGAAGCAGCCCCTCCGATTGAATCGGTCATAGAATCAAAAGATGAGCCAAAAGACCCCCCCTTAAGAGAACGAAAATATCTAAGAAGAAGTCTTAAATGGTTATGGAACTTTATCTAAAGTGTCGAGTTATCTTCATCCCACCATGATTCATCCAAACCAAAGTCGGGCTTATTTGGTCGAACGGGTGCTGCTGGATCTATTCTTATTTCAGTATCAAAATATTGATTAGGATTTAATAATAATTGAATCAAACCAATCGCGGCTTTAAGATTAGGTTCAAAACTAAACTTTTTCATACTAAATTCTTGACTCCTTCTGTGAACTTGTATATTTGAAGTGCTATGAAAATGGTCGTACTTGGTTCTTGGTTTTCTTGAATCAAATTACCGGCATAATCTAGGCCGGCTTCGCCAGTCTCAACGGCAACGCCGCCCACTGCAGCACCGGCCACCGCACCGATTGGGCCACCAAAGAATAACCCAATTAATCCACCAATACCATAACCCACAAGGTTTTGAGTTTCTAGCCAATCTTTGACTTCATCGGGTGTCATTTCCGCTGTAATCTCTCGCCAGTTTAAATCTAACTTTCCATCTAACCAAAGAGCGACAGAAGCACCTAACAATAACATGGCACTCTGATCCGAAATTAACGCCACGATTGGATTCGCTACCTTATTGAACTGATAACTCGCCGCAACATCACTTACCACATTTCGCTCATATGCACCCAATGTGATACGATGTTCTATCACTTGGTCGGTCGGTTTACGTGGCATCTAAGCACTCCTAAGGCTTGACTAAGTCCATACCCATCAGACTCACGTACAAGTCATTCGTTGATGCTGCGGTAGCGGGGAATACGACTACATGATGAAAAGGGGGAATAATCCAGTTTTGACCGATCCATGCTTTCATTATAACATCGAAATAGACGCTTTCCGGTGCTGCTGCAGTAGCAACACCGCCGACAAGATTCCTCGTAAGAGATTGAACTCCTTGAGTGCCGCCGGCGATTGTTGTAGTCCCGTTCAATGTTGGGAAAGATGGCGGCACTACTGCTAAACAATAAAACTCGCCCGCATCGCCTGAACGATAAGTTCCCGATATAATTTCACAAGGATGCTCACCGGCAGTAAAAACACCCCACGCTTTAGAATTATCTCCGCCGCCGGCAGGAATGCCGCCGTTTTGACTCCTAACTTCGCCATAACAATAGTACAAACTAACACCTCTTGTCAGCAGTTCTCATTATTTCACGCATTCTTTTGATGCCCATTAATTCGGCTTCATAGAGTAACTTAGTCGCTTTCTTAATGGCACTTGCTTCGGCTTTGGATGCGATTTTCATCCTAGCCCTTGCTCTTTTTGATATTGCCATGCTATCACTTCTAAGCATCAGTCCTGAATACAACTCTAGTGTTTAATGCAATTTGTGCTAAACAACGCTGAAAAGTTCCCGTATCAACGGCGGGGTCGTTTGGGGTTACTGATCCAATTGGCGTACCAGAACCGTTCAAAAAGTAAATCGGTGAAGTAAAATTGGCCGCGTTACTTCCGCCCATAGCGAAAGCGTGAGTCACGGTTCGACCTTGTAGGGTTTCACCGATTGATTGAGCCGTAAGGACTGAAACTAGTTCATGTTCGCCGGTTGCAGCCGGCGTAACGGAGAAACAATGATATTCACCATTTGAACAAGCGACACTTAATCCGACTTCTCTATCAGCGGTAGCGTTAGCCATCACTATTATTGAGTCGCCTGATACTAGAGTCTTTGCGTATGGTAAAGCCGCCGGTAATCCCATGCCCGAAGATAATCCCGAAACAGGAAGAGCGAACTTTATTTGACCGGCACTACGACAATATGCGTAGGTTACATCGTTTTCGGCTGAAACTCCGCAAGCCATAACTGTAGGATTTGGAAGGGATTGAGTCGCGAATGTGCCAGCCGGTTGTGCTGCCCCGACAAAGTTCGCGTCTGTCTGTATTTCGTCCTCTGTTGCTTCTGTGAGGGCCGTATTTGAGAGTGGAACGATTGCCCCGCCTCTCATTACTAATTGAGAATATGAATCAACACTTGCCATGATACTCACTCCTAGAGGCGTATGCCTGCTCCTAATAATGGACGAACCAAATTGCGGTTAATATTTGAGATTGGCCTACGTAAAAGGCGTTTTCCTACATTAAAAGTGACGGCGGTGGTTGCAGCCCCGACCGCCATCGGTATAATGTTATTTTGAAGATTAATCGCCATTGTGGATGTTGCTAGCGAAGGAGATTGAACTATGTCCATAAGTGAGATAGCATCCGCACCTGTTACAACGTCCATGTATGTTCCCGCCCCGCTATCGAATGTAGCGACAGAAGTTAAGTCGCCTTTACCAGTTAGGAATTGACCTATTCCCCCGCCAGTAATCCCACGCGAAAGCAATTCAGCATAGGTTAATGATTCTAGAGCGTTTAATATTGAGAAAGATTTACGTCCTCTTCGGCGGGATTTTCTTTTAGCCATGAAAAGCCGGTTACAATTTGGTTATTAATCCTTTTTAGTAAAAAGGCCCTTTTCGTCTTGATGAACGCTAATTCTTTTCGGATTTTGTTGTTGATTAGCCATGTTGCTTATTAATTGGGCGATTGCCTGTTGAACGGGCGAAACGGGCTCGCCGTTATTCGATAAGCCGGTGGATTGGATCGCTAGAGCCAGTTTTGAGTCGATAGATTCCTCTAAATCTTCAACATTTTCTCTTAAAGAAGCCTGTAATTGAGACAATCCCCACAAAATGACTATAATCTCGATTATTGACGCGATTGCTGTAACTAGTTCGGGAACCATACCCCAAACCGACCGTGTGACGGCCTAAAAACTTTTATTTGTCCATATAATAATAATAATATAATATAATGTATTGTAGTAGTAGTATAGTATAGTTTAGGTATTAATTAATGATTGTAATACAAGAGCCGGTAATAAATACACTTATAAGCCATAACGGAGTCGGTAATAATATGAGGAACAAAGACGACAAAGACAAAACAATTTTGAGAGCCATCCAAATGTTGAGAAAGGAATATCACCAGAAGTCCCAACAAAGGAAACACTTAGACGATATTGCAGATTTATTGAGAGGGTTTACCTGCGGCTGTTGCGCCCCACGGAACAGTGATGAAGAATGAATCCTGATTTGATCCTTGATGGCTTCTTTGATGAAATGGTTGAACAAGGCCATACACCAATTCGATGTGAAGAATGTAATGGCGTTCTATGGCTTGAAGGCACTCAATCTAATGTCATGTTGATGCGTTATGCTACTTGCTTTGATGGTGAATGTCTAGGTTGTGTTAGAATCAAGGTTCTAATGTTGGGAATGAAGAAGGTGATGTGTTGAGTAGTGCTGAAACTTCCGAGAGGGATTCTGCGAAGCCTTTTGATAGACCAATTTGTGATGGAGAGGATGATACTATACCAATAGATGAGGTTGGATTCTGCTATGAATCTAAACCCTTCAAGGATTGGTGCATTGCTTGTGTCTGGGATCAGCGGATATGGTATGCAGAAGAAATGGATGGCGGGATGTATTCAACCCGAGTAGGATTAAAGGACGTTCCTAATTGGATTTACAAAAGAACATCTGGTAGGGATACCCGAACCAAGATGGCGGAGATTAGAGGAAATGTGAAATGGGCCAGATGGGGTGGCTCTCAAAAGGACAGACTTCTGTTTAATGCTATGGGCGGAAATCTTTCGAATGGATTGAGGGATGAACAATGAGATCCAGGAGTAAAAGAAGCAACATACTGCAGTGTCATATATGCGGCATAAGGATGGGTAATGGAAGAAAGATTGCAGTAATTGGATTGTATTCCATGTGCGATTATTGTTTCAAGGTTACAATGCCTAAGTTTGAAGAAGAGTTTGACAGAATAAAGTTAGCACCTGAAGGGGTGATGTGTTGAAATGCGAGAAATGTGGTAAAACAAAACGTTTTTTCTGTTACAGAAGTTATGGCCGCGATAATTTATGGGTTTGCATGAATAGGTTGTGTTCACCATGAAAAGATGCCAACGTGAACACTGCAGTATTAAAATTGATTCAGGATATTCTAATTGTGTCCAGTGTGCAAGATGTCTAAGATTATTCGGACGGTGGAAATTATGAACCTTCAATGTTCAAAATGTGAATTAATTTTCTTAGTAAATACCTTTGAAGATGTAAGAATAATTCAAGCGATGGGCTGCCCGAAAGGGGCAGGTCATAAATTAAACGGGGTTGTATAATGTCGAGATTAATTAGAACGGTTTCACTCGACCGCGAGAGTGATGATAGAGCCGCCGAAAAACCGAACTTTTCGGGTTGGGTTCGTGAGCAATTAAAAAAAGAGGATCGGGTAACAACCAGAATGCACCCGACTCAAGCCATCTTTAACGAGAAGGGGATATGTAACCCCAATGCCTCCCCTCGATGCGGTCTATGCTATCCTTACGGCAAACCTAGCATATCATCTATCAGGGCTTACAATGGCGGCCTAATAACTAAAGAAGATATGATATTCAATACTAAAGAACTGTACGAAGCAGCCCCTCCGATTGAATCGGTCATAGAATCAAAAGATGAGCCAAAAGACCCCCCCTTAAGAGAACGAAAATATCTAAGAAGAAGTCTTAAATGGTTATGGAACTTTATCTAAAGT